ACCTGGCCTCCTCCTCCGACCAAAGAATTCTTCTGATTCAGTTGATCCTCAGTGCTGCCGAAACCGAAGGCGCCGCCGCCGCCGCCGTTCTGCTGCTGTTGTTGGCCACCGCCACCAGCGCCAATATCCTGTGGTTCGGTGCCGTTTGTATCATACACCTTTTTAATTTCGGTATATTTCGGTTCATCTTTTTGCGGGCCAACTTCAATCATAAACGGAATGCCGTGAAGCTGCGACGTATCGCCAATATTGAATTGCCCGGTTACGTGGCACAGTGCGGACAACTGCGCTTCAGCGATTTTCCGGGCCGTGTCGCTTTTGTTGTAGAGGTTGACCCGGTAAGGGCCTTCAGCGCCTTTTGCATCGCCGTCGATGCATTCCAATTTGAAAACAACCATTCCGCCGTCACCCGCTTTTGTGGGTACAATGTCGCTTTCCGTCGCAACAACAATGTGTTTGCCGATAGGGAAACCGCCGCCGCCACCTTGTGTTGGGTCAACGCTATTTGCATCAAATTGAGATTGTAGCTGTGCCATTTTTTATTCCTTTTTCATGACATACACTTAGCAAAAACGCTTGCTAAATTAGGTTGTTCAAACTCGTTTAGTTTGCCGCTTCGATCACGCGCTAACGTGTCAAAGGTTTCAGAAGTCCGCAATGCCTTTTGAAGACCGCGAACGCCTTTAATCTGGTATTTGTCCAAGTGCAAAATTGCGTCAAACAAGTGAGGCACTTTGACGTTTAAGTCTTTGCCGGGAAAGAATGGGCGGCGGCGCGATGCGCCGCTAAGTTCAAACACCTCTTGTTTTGCAATCAATACAACGTGTTTTTGTTCCATGAAATATAGTGCGTTAAACCATTCCATGCATCGACGCGACATTTCGCCATAGGCTGCGCGCCCGTCTTTATTTCGCTTTTGTTCTTGAACGAGATAAATTTCAGCCATTTGCGAAACACTGTCAATTGCAATCGTGTCAAATTGTTTCGCTTCTTTGCTTTCAATTACCCATTTGAAAAACTCGTCAATTTTGTCTGCGTCATAAGCTTCAAAGCAAGGCAAGTTGCCTTGCGAGCGCATTGAAAGCATACCCGGCTCAACAACACAAAAAACCGGATTTGGCGCGGTTGCAACAATCGGTGTTTTGCCTGCACCGGGTCCACCATAAACAATAGACTTAACGCCTAGATTTTTGGCAATTTCCGATGCAGGCACTAGATCGCGTAAATTCATTAAAGCCCCCGTTAATGATTATTTTTTAGGTGCAACAATAGCAAGTGTCGGCGTTGCAGGTGTTGTTACAAGCACACTGTCAATTGCATCTTTGATTTTAACGTGTGTCGGGTTTGAAAGGTCAAGCTTGCCATATTCGCTTGCCGACAATTCAGGTTTGAACTTGATCAAACGAGCGTGGAGAAACGCACCTTCGTTACCCATTTCAGAAATTGCGTCTGCAACTGCGTCAACGGCGTCAATGTCAACTTGATTATCAGGGCCTTTGATAAAACCAAAACGTTGATTTTTTACAATTTTCGCTTTGTAGCCGTTTGGCAGTTGGACGTTTTCAGTACCCTTAACCTTATCGGGATTTGAAGCCAAAGCAACATAACGCTTACGCAGCATCAATTCAGCTTCTTTTGCAATGTCCAAATCTTTTTTTGTACGTTCCCAAGCCAAAAGTGTTTCATCGTGCATCTTTTGCCACTCAAGATCACTCAGTTCTTGTTCAAGCCCGGTTTCAGGATTTACAAACTTATGCATTTCAAAATTTCCTTTGCGGTGTTGTTTCAGGATTGCAATTTGCATGATTGCCGTTTGAGTGTCAACCGTATTTTTGTGGTTGACCTACAAAAATTTGTGGTTTTAACAAGGGGTCTAATGCAAGGGGTTTGAGGGCTAGATATGGTACAAGCGGAACTGCTGACCACTAAAACAAGGGCGTTGCTGATCATGCGCCCCCGATCGATGACATATAAAACGATTGAAGCGAGAACGGGCATTTCGCCCCGATGGCTTGAACGGTTCGCGGCTGACAACATGTCAAACTGCGACTGTGACAAAGTGCAAATTCTGTATACTTTGTTGTCAGGAAAACCGCTTAATGTCTGATCAGTTTGACAACATACCCGATGATTTTAAACACTTTAGGCAATGGGTTGTTTGGCGGTTTGAAGACGTTAACAGTGAAAAGCCAACTAAAGTTCCCTACAGCCCACATAGGCATGAAAGAGCCTCCGTAACCGATCCTTCCAATTGGGGTAGTTTTGACCAATGCGCTTATCTTGTTCGCAATACTGAAGATTACGCAGGCTTAGGTTTTGTGCTAACCGACAATGACCCCTTTGCGTTCATTGATCTTGACGACACAAAAGGTGATCAAGAGGCGCATCAAAAACAATTAGACATCTTTAACGAAAGCACGTCTTACGCTGAATAGCTGAAGAAAGTGACGAGGAAGTTTACGAAAGAGCCGTAAAAGCTCAAAACGGTGAAAAGTTCCTAGACCTTTATAACGGTCATTGGGAACATCATTACCCGTCACCTTCTGAAGCTGATTTGGCTCTTGTCGATATTCTAGCTTTTTACAGTCACAACAAACCCCAAATTAGCCGCATGTTTCTTGCATCAGAGCTTGGCAGGCGTGACAAAGCAAAGCGGCCTGATTATGTGGGCTATATGCTCAACAAGTGCTTTGACCGTATGTTACCCCCTGTTGATCTTGACGGCTTGAACAACCAATTACGTGAAGCGATAGAAGCCCGCAAACGTGCGGAAATGCAAAACCTTGTTGAAATCAATGACAGGGTTGAAAATACGGGTGAAGACATTGTTGACCCCGGTAAATATCTGCCGCCGCCGGGTTTGCTTGGCGAAATAGCGCAGTTCATTTATCGCCAATCGCCGCGCCCAATTCCTGAAATCGCTCTTGCGGGTGCAATAGGTCTAATGTCTGGCATAGTAGGGCGGTCTTTCAACGTCTCAAATACAGGCTTGAACCAGTACGTTATGCTGTTGGCCCCAACTGGCATTGGTAAAGAGGCCATGGCGCGCGGTAGCGATAAGCTGATTAACGCTTGTTCTGCCAAGGTGCCTGCCTGTCGCGAATTTATCGGGCCTAGCTCAATTGCTTCAGCGCCCGCCCTTCTAAAATACATGGCTAAAGGCCCAAAGTCGTTTGTTTCAGTTGTTGGCGAATTTGGTCTTTACCTGCAACAGTTAGGCGCTGAAAACGCGGCACCTCACATGAAAGAGCTAAGAAAGCTGTTTCTTGATCTTTATAACAAATCTGGCCAAGGTAGCATTATGCGTCAAAGCGTATACGCGGACAGTGACAAAAATACGATTGGATAGAGACGTTGTGCGCTCTATTTACTCGCGTTGTCACGTGAAGCTTATGAAGCTTGCTGCACTTGTTGCGGTTGGTCAAAACCCTTACAAGCCCGTCATTGATAAAGACGTCTTGTTATGGGCGCAACGGATTGTTGACGACGATGCGCGGGCGCTACTGAAGAAGTTTCAGACGGGTGAAATCGGAAACGATAATGACGAGCATAAGCAAGTCACGTTGGCACATGATGCAATCCGAACTTACATAACTTCACCTTATTCTAAAGTATCGAGCTATGCAGGCGCAAAGGGCGCGGGTATGCACGCTGAAAACGTTATACCATATACTTACCTGCATCGAAAGCTTTCCAACCTTGCACCGTTCCGCAGAGACCGCTTAGGCGGCACTGGTGCCTTGAAACGTGTTCTTGCAATCTTAGAAGACCGTGGCGACCTAACAGCTTTAAACGCGGTTACAATGTCGCAAACCTTTAAAACCACGTCCAAAGGTTTTGCAATCGTAAACCCTGAAGTATTCTTGAACACTAAATGAACACATTCTAACGCTTGACTATTCTCTGAAACATTACTAACTTGAGTTTATCGAAAACAAAAGGACGGGTTAAATGTTAGAATTGAATGGTTTGCTAGGTTGTGTTTTACTTGGTTGCGTTCTTTTGTTTTCGGCAATTGAACCCCAAATCTTAACCGCTTCGGGCGGGTTGTTTGATGTTGCAACAGCCTCAGTTGAAGCCAAATTTGTGAAGGCTAGATAATGGCAGTTAAAACGTTAAACACTGAAGCTTGGGACAAGCTAAAGGCTGCAACCGACGCTTACGATTTGGAAGACGAAACGCGGCACTATGAGGCGTTAAAGCCTCTATCTGCGGACATCTTGAAAGAGGTTGCACGGGCCTTTGACGGCATCAACAGCCAATACCCGATGCGCACGCCAACGCACTTGAGTATCACCGAGCTTAGCGGCGATCTGGCCAGCATGGTGATCAGCGGCCAACCTGCGGACGTGCGTGAGGCATGCGTTGACTTGATGGCCGCTGTGCTGCGTCTGGCTGTGTATGGTGACAGCCTGATTGACCCGTTTAGGGATGCGCACGGGCTTGGTCCGATCAGTGACCGCCTTTGTTGGTGTGGCGTCCAAACCGTCGCCGATATGCAAGAATGCAACGGCCCTAAGTGTGGGCATTTCAACAAACCGTTAGATAAGGAGCTTTAACAATGACAATCGAAACTGTAACCGCATTCAAAGACAACGCTGGTAAATTGCACGCAACAAGGCAACTTGCGGAACGTGAAAACGCATTAGCGACAGTAAAAACTGTCATGCAACTTGCGGGTACGCCTGATATGCATTCTTTTTTAGCGGTGTTGAAAAAGCATTCGAATAATGCCGAATTTTCTAACGCAATAAAATCATACTTTCAAACCTTTGAACCGGAAACAGAAAATGACAAACGTTTGAGTTTCGATTTTTACGGGACGGCGTTTGAAACTTTTGAAGAAGCCGTTAAAAGCAACTACAAGCGTTTCATAAATAACGGAGTTTATGGCAAGCTCAGCCCCAATTTTAAATCTTTTGACCTTGATGGTAATATGCAACCGTCATTAGAAGAATGGGAAAAGGCTAACGATAGAATTTCAGCCGATAACGGCTACCAGTTTTTTAATTACATGGGTTTTGAACACGAAACAATTCTAGGGGCCATTGCTGACAATCGCGATATGCCAGCCGAAGTCAAAAGCAAAAAAGGCCCCTTTTTCGATCTTTGGGGCAACCAACATAATACCTTCAAACAAGCAAAGAACGCGAACCTGCAATAAAGGGTGTGCAGATGACCAGTGTAAAAGTATGCCCGGTTTGCTATGTTGCAAGTCATAACGCCAAACAAGTGTGTGACGGTTGCGGGCATGGGTTCGGTAAAATGCCCACGATTGAACGCATCAGGAAGCTTTCTAATGAGGGCAAGACCCTTTCACAGATTGCCGATGCATTGGGTAAGTCAACGGCTCACATACGCCGTCTGTCAACGCTTCATAATATTGGCGTTAAAAAGGATGCAAGAAAGCCTTCTGACGTTCAAGTGGCGCGCAATCGTCTTATTGTTTTTTGGATTGATAAAGGTTTCAGCTATCGTGAAGTAAAGAAGAAGTTGGAGGAACGCGGGATTAAGCTTTCAATAGACCGCATAATTCGAATTGCACAAGAACCGCAATGGTCTGATAATATGCCGTAAAAGATGGTAATATTTGCATGTTGTTGTTTTTGTTAACTATAATACGATAATATGAATAATACGCTTTTGGTGGGTAATAGGTAATGGGGTGGTTGAAGGGTGGGCCTAAATTGCCCCCATTACCCATTATACATATATATATATATTATATCTGTCTCTTATACAC